CGTCACCAACCCGAAGGCCCTGGTGGACAAGGGGTCCGGGCTCGGGAACGTCGAAATCACCAACGAACCGGGCGAACACTACGAGGTGACCCGCCGCCAGGGCGTGCCGCCCTTCGAGTGGATCGCACCCCCGCCCCTGGGGAGCGATGTGTGGCGCACCCAGGAGATGCTCCGGAACGAAATGGACGACCTGGGCAACCTCCGGGGCACCGAGGGCGCGCCCCCGACGCAGGACGCCTCCGGCGAGCTGGTGAAAGAGCTCCGGCTCAACTCCGACCGCTTCCTGGGGCCGACGATGCGCCAGGTGGTGACCGAAATCGGGCGCATGGGCCAGGATTGGAAGGCGATGCTGTCGCTGGTGTGGACGCAGGAGAAGATCATCAGCTACGCCGGCGAGGATAACGTCGCCCGCACCATCGTGGTCATGCCGGAGCTGTTCGAGAAGGGCGTCGTGAACATCGTGCCGGACGCGGAGTCCATGCTGCCCGAGGGGCGGGGCGAGCGCCAGGCCCGCATCTACAAAATGTGGCAGGACGGCATGTTCGGCGTCCCGCCGCAGGCGCCCGAGGCCCTCAAGAAGTATTTCGAGCTCTCCCGCTTCCCGCACCTCTCGAGGACCGCCAAGCCGGGCGGGGCCGATCGCCCCACCGCGGAGCGGTTCCTGGGCGCGCTGGTGAGCGGCGCCACGACGGCGGATCAGCTCCCCTGGAAGCCCTGGTACGACGTGGAAGTTCACCTCGACACCTTCACCACGTTCATGAAGGCGCCGGAGTACCTCATGCTCGACCCGATGATCCAGATGCAGCTCGAGCAGCGGTGGCAGATGATGAGCGCGGTGCTCCAGCAGCAGCAGATGGCCGAAATGCAGCAGCAGCTCGCAATGGCCGGCATGGCGGAGCAGGCCAAGAACGGCCCGCCCGGCAAGAGTGTCCGGGGCGACCAGCCGAGTGCGCCGTCGATCACGCCGCCGCCGGCCTCCGGGTCGCCGCCGAAATCCCTGGGAGGCAAGCCCATGCCGGGCCAGCTTCCGTCCTCCATCCAGTAGGAGCACACCGTGGCTGACGTGGAAACCACCGCCCCCGCAACACCCGCTACGCCTGCCGCGCCCGCGGCACCGTCGCCTAGTGCTGCGCCCGCGGTCAGTGCCGTTCGAGCCGCCATCGACGCCGCTCGAGCCAAGGTCGGCGCCGGCCAGAGCTTCGTGCCGGAGGACCAGCACAGTGACGGATACCTCGAGGACGCGGGGCTGTCGGGTGAGCAAGAGCCGAGTGCGGAGGAGGCGCTTGCCGCCCACGGCCAGCCGCGAGTGCCTGCCGGCGTCCCGGAGGGAGGCCAGTTCACCACCGCCGCCGAAGCCGAGGAGGGCGCGGAGGAAGAAGCACCGGAGGAAGCCGCGCCCGAGGGCGAGGAGGCCGCTGAGGCGGAAACCGAAGGGCTGGTCGTCAAGCTGCCGGGCCGGCGTCCGGGGGACCCCGAGCTCGAGATTGAGGTGAGCGACCAGGAGAGCGCCGATCGACTCCGGCAGATGAGCAACGGCTACATGCGGGGCGAAGAAGTGCGCCAGGCGCAGGAAGCCATTCTCCAGGACCGGCAGGAGCGGGAGCAGTTCAAGGACATGGTGCGGACGGACCCGATTGGGTTCATGGTGGAGAACCTCGACCCCGACATTCAGGCCGAGACGGCACTCTACCTGCTGACCCAGCCGGACATCTGGCAGAAGGTGTTGCCGGACCTCAAAGTGATTCTCACGAACCCCTCAGCCCTGCGGGTGGCACAGTCCGACCTCAAGGCCCGGCGGTTCGAGATCAAAGAGCAGCTCATCGAGCGGAACGAAGCTCGAGCACAAGTACGCGAGACGACCCGCGTAATGACGGAACAGGTGCGCGCCCTGATCCCGGCAGACTTGCCGGCGCATGAGGCCGACGCGCTCCTGGGAGGATGCCTGACTGATTTGGCCCAGGCGGTTCAGCGGGGGGTGCTGGCATCGACGGATAGCCAGGACCTCGTGGTGATTCTCGCCCGGCGCCTCGCGCATCACGGCATCGACCCGGTGGTGGCAGCAGCCCGCCTCGCCGCCGGGGGCAAGACGACCGCACCGAAGAACGGCCAGGCCCCGCGGAAAGCGCCCTTTGCGGCAGCTCCCGCGGCTCCAGCCGTGCCCAAGGTGAAGGTGACCGCCCAGCGCCTCAAGGAACAACAGCGCATCAAAGCTGCCGCCGGCATGGCGAGCCCACCGGGCTCCGTCAACCCGTCCTCGGCTGCGTCGTTGGTCCCGAAGGGCACGGGTGTGAAGGGCGCCATCGCAGCCGCTCGCGCCAGGCTGGCGAGCGGAGGGCACCTCACCTAGCAGGACCGTAGGAGCACCCAATGGCTTCAACCACCAGGCGGGTAGACCTGGACGCTGCCATGAAGATCATTTTCCAAGAACCCGTTGTGGCTAACGTGGTCGAGGACAGTGAGCTCATGAAGTTCATCGACCAGGATGCGAACGTCGAGTACAAGAACACCACGGGCGGGCGCTACGTCGAGCGGTCGCACGATTTCAGGAAGGGCGGCAGTGCTGGGATGCGCTCAGAGAGCGACTACATCCCGGTCGCCAACAAGCCGAAGTACCGGAACAGCCGCATCAAGCTGCGGAAGCTCCAGGGCTCGGTGGAGATGAGCGGGGACGCGATGCGGAGGGTCCGCCATGACGAGGGCGCCTTTCTGGACTATATGGACCGGATTCTCCCGGACTGCGTGGTGCGTATCGTCAATAGCATCGACCGGCAGTACGTCGGCACGGGCTTTGGTCACAAGGCGCGTGTATCGGCCAAGGGCGCCGGCGGCTCGGCAGCGGCCAACTACATCGACGTGGATCGGGCTTATGGCGTCACGGGCCTGACGGACGCCTGGAAGGTGTTCCTCGAGGGCGATTCCATCGTGTTCGCGGCGGCAGCGACCGGCGCCACCCTCAAGGCGGGCGCCACCCAGCGGTTCGCCATCGTGGCCGACATTACCGAGGACCTCAACCGCATCTTCCTCGAGAACGACGCGGGCGGGGTGGTGGACGCGACCCTGTTCACGAACATCGCCGCCAACGACTACATCTTCGAGGGCGACAACGCGGGCGCGTCGGTGCAGGACCCGTTCGACTCGGAGTACCGGGAAATCTCGGGCCTCCTGGCGGGCGTGGACGACGGCAACATCGTCGCCACCTACCACAACATCGCCCGGTCGGGCATCCGGCTCTGGCAGGGCATGATTATCGACTCCTCGAGCGCCAGCCTCGGGTTCAACTCGCAGATGAGCGAGGACCTCCTGGTGTACGCGGACGAGACGGTGGCCGAGCGCGGCAGTGGCAAGGTCACGCACATCATCATGTCCCGGAGCGCCAACCGCGGGTACTGGAAGTCCCTCAAGGGCGACCGGAGCATCAACGACCCCCGCGGGACCTACACCGGCGGCAAGTCGAGCGGCCTGGAAATCATCCTGGGCGACCGCACGGTGACGCTCAAGGTGGCGCGCAAGCTGCCGCCTCAGCTCGCGTTCGGGATGCAAAAGGACACCTGGAAGCGGTATGGGCTGGGGCAGTTCGAGTGGGACGACGCGACGGGCGCCATCTGGAACCGCGCCACGGATGCGACGGGCCGGCTCGACCAGCTCTATGCCGTGGGCAACATGTACGAGGAGCTGGAGTGCTCGGCTCCGCGGAAGAACTTCCGCATCGACGGCCTCACCGCGACTGCGTGAGGTAGCTCGACCTATCGCCTGGGTGCCGGCATCCCGCCGGCGCTCATGGCGTGGGAGCTCACAGGGGGCTCTATGATCGGGGACAAGGCTCTCAACAAGACCGCGCAGGCAGCGCGGCGCGACCTCACCCTCACACTGGTCACGGCGGTCAGCCTGACGGACGCGGTGCTCTGGGAATGGCTTCCAGGCTTCGCTGGCTGGATCGTGGACGTGCAGCTCAACAACCGGGTCACTGCGGGTGCGGCCACCGTGAAGGTGCGGGTGGGCGGCGCCAACTTCGCGGCGGGCCGGTCGGCCATCACCGACCTGGTGGCGGTCACGGCTTCCCGTCAGGTGGCGGTGCTCTCGACCACGTTGGCGAACCGGCGCTTCACTTCGGCGGAAGTGATCCGCGTCGGCATCACCACGGACGGCACGGGCGCGCTCACCAACGGCATCCTGACCATCACCGTTCGCCCGCTCCTGGGCGGGGAGTACTGAGTGGTTCGGCACGTCACGGTTTCGAGTGAGCGGGATACTCCGCTCGACGTTCTGGCCCTGTTGCGCCAGATCGACCCGACTCTCGAGCTCATCTACATCGGGAACGGGCAATGGTGGGTCGGAGCCGTGACGGCGCCGAACAAGCA